TCTTGAAAACCGCCCTCAGAGCGGACTGGACCAGAAAAAGTTGTACTAGCCATAGTATAATACCCCTTGCACAAGGTTTCGCCCTACAGTCTGTGCAACGTCAGGTAGGGCAATATCCTGTCTGTAAGGCTGATGTGTTACCCTAGATCAACTGTACCACAGTTTAGAAAAAAGAAAAGGGGCAACCAAAGTTGCCCCAATAGTTTAGGAGAAGTATAAATGTCTTCTCTTTATATATAACACGTTTTACGCGCCGGGGGAACCAAAAACGCACCGTGGGTCTGAAAAACCAAAGCTATAACGCTCACGAGCTTTATAACGCATGTTTCCAGTATCGAAATCCGCTTCCATATTAGTGGCAAGAGGCGATCTTTCAAAATGAATGAATCCACGAGGTGTATCCGTCAAAACAAAGAAAGCGTCTGGATCAGTTAAGAAATCATTCACCGCGTAACCTTGCGGCAACATTCCCATTGAACGAAGTGCATTGACATCATTATCGGCGGTTCCTACCCGTAGGTTAGATACCATCAAACGTTCAGCAATGAACTGCAGCTGACGTGGAATGACAAGTTTAAGACCGCGAAGAGCAATCTTTAAACCCCGTTCATCAACAAATCCTGCGATTTCAATAAGAGCGTTCTCAAGAGATGTCTCATTTAAATCCGCAGCTACTGAAGGCTCGTTTGAAAAGGTGCCACCTGAAGTAAGAGGGTGATTTGTCGCACAAAGTGCAACTCCGTCACCACCTGCAGAAGCACCTGCAGTAAACGCATTGTTAAGGATTGCAGCCGCCTTAACCTGTTTAGTATGCGCCATAGAACGAGCCAAGGCACGAGTATAACGTGATCCAAGCGCATCATATAGATTATCCTCAACAGCCTCTTCAGTTATTGAGAACGCTAATGCAATTGTTTCATGATTGTAACGAGCCGTGAACGCTTCATTTGCGTCATCGAAATTAACAGCAGAACCTTCTGATTTAGTTGGTGCTGCTCCAAACCCAGATAACATCACCTCTTCCTCAAATGCTCGATCTGAAGTTTCAGTAGTGTATATCTCCGCATGTTGATTTTCGTACCTATCGTACTCCATACCAAACAAGGCGTTGAGACCGGGTTCCAACTCTTTCGCTAGTTGTGCGCGAGAGATAGCCATAAGTTAGTCTCCTTATACGCCAGTCGTCGAAACAGTGCCGCCTGCAATCGCACCATTGGGCGAGTTGAAGGAGTTGTTTAGACGAACGATCATTGGAATGCCAACTGCAGTAAAATCAGAGTTTTCTGGGTCATCTTGAATCCCCATAATTCTCAGATTTAGGTTTGCAGTGACAGCGATAGTGCTGACACCCAACTGTGCTGAAGACTTACCTGTTGTGGTAGAACCTCCAGTACCAGAAGAAAAGTTAGCATTTGCAAACACGGCTGCTCTTGCCGTTGCTTCATCAGTTAATGTAGCATCTGAGCAAATTGTATACAATTGCAATGGGTTATCGAACACGAAGGCTTTGACGGGGAAGTTTGTATCCGCGCCAGAACCAGGCCAGAAGTTAGAAAATATTTTCTCACCAGTAGTAGACGAGACATATTCGCATCCATTGAATACACCAACTAGACCTACAGTTCCTCCACTTGCCGCTCCAACTATGTCAATAAAGCCAGTCGAAAGGGGAATAACGGGAGAACCCTGAAAGATCGTGTTAGTGTTTCCAGCGGCTATGCGATATTCTGTCATACCAGTAGTGTTGTAGCCCTGACCGACTACACCAATTGGCTTTAAGCCAAAAGCACTATTAGCATTTGCCATAATAGCAGTCCTCTAGATTATTCGGAGCCGCGTTCACGACCTCCGAAAGTTACACGACTTTGCCTATTATTTGAAATAGGCATCGAAGGATGTTGCTCCTTCATTAAATCTTCATCAACAGACAGCATTTGTTCGCGGGTTCTGCCCCCGTAATGTGCAGTTCTTTCTTTAACTGTCTCTACAGGAATTATACACAACATGAGTCCACCTTGTCCTATAACACCAGCATATTTACCGTCTTCAATAGTAGGATATTTATACTCAGGATGTTGATCCCCACGTACAGGTTCCCAACCTTCCCTTAGCTTTGCGTGAACATTCATCTTATCTTCTTCGCCACGCAAGGCTGTTCTAATCCAACGGTTAACATATCCTGGTGGCGGATCTGGTGCCTCAAGATAATTGGGCGGTGCCCAAGGTTTTCTGCGAGTTTCTTCTTCCCTCGATTGACTCTTTCTTGATGCTCTATCTGCCATAGTTTTTTCCCTCCAATTTAGCGTACTGTTTTGCATAATCTTCAGGGGATACACGTAATCGCTTTGCGATTGCTAACATAGATGGCGTAAGTTTCACCGAAAGACTGCGCCCCTGCTTATTACTGCGTGATGCGGAGGATGTAGCAGAAGCGACCTGACTTCCTCCCACGTTGACGGTACTTGCAGTTTGCGTACCTTGCAACCGCGAGTTCTCTGGAAACTTATGCGGAAAGTTTTCTTGAACTCGTTTATCTAGCTCAGTATAGTAATTTTCGTTGTTTCCGTCAATTCCCTCTGCTTGCAACTGATTGTGTATGGCAAAAACACTCGCAGTCATGACAGAGTCCTCACCAAACCATTCATTTTTAGCCGCCCAAGCCTCTGCTTTGGGATCAGGGGCAACTTGCTGTTGTGCAGGTTGTTGCGCTGGATCAACTTGTTGTGGTTGTTGTTGAGCCTGTTGTTGTACACGTTTTTGCTTGTTTTTAGCCTGCAAAACTTGAGACTTAGCTAATGTCAACGCAGAGAGTTTCTCTTGAAGAGAAAACAACTTCTCTTGATCTCCAGACTCATAAGCTTCTTTATGAGCGCGTTTTACAGCGTCTAATTGACTTAGAATAGTTTTCTCACGTTCCGAAATATATCCGCTATCTAAAGCAGTCATTCTTTTCCGGAGCTTATCGTTTTCTGACTTTAACTGTTGAGCAACACGAACAGCTTCCTCTCTGTCGCGCTCCTCTTGTTTTGCCTTTGCCGTCAGCTTATTAATACGCTTTTGAACACGCTCACTATAATCTTCAAGCTCCGTCTCTGGCTCTGCCGAAACATTACCTTTATCATCAGAACTTGAAGAATCGGCCTCAAGCTCAACCTCTACCTCAACCTCTTGTTCCTGTTCTTGTTCTTTAATATCAGACGTGCTTGACATCACTAGGCTCCAAAATAGTGGCAATTACCTCATCATCATTGATGATACGAACTTCAAAATCTTCAAGTTTAAAGCGAGAACCAGAGTATCTTCCAATACAAATCCATTGACCCTCTTTGCACCAAGCAGAGCCATATTTTTCCTTGTCGCTGTAAGCAAGTGGTCCAACCTTGAGAACATTTGCTACAACAGTCGCAATATTTTCTCGTTCCACAACCTCATCTGGAATAAAAAGACCGCTGTCTAATTTTGATTTACCCTGATAGGGCATAACGAGTATCCTCCAACCCGTGGGTTGCGGTAATCGCTCTAATACAGACTTTTTAAGTAACGAGGGCTCTAGCACCCGTTCTTCGCTATGAATGTATGGACTTTTTAAAGATGTATCATCTTTTTGTTTTAAAACACGTTCTCGAACAGATTTAGGTAGAATTATGCTCTTCGTCATCTTCAAAGCTATTCCTCAGCAAGGCCCTTAGTTCATCTTCAATAAAAGAGAGGCCTCGTATCTCTCCTACCGTCATTTTATATTGCTCCCAGTTCTGCACAGAACCACTTGAAAGCGCAAGGGTTAAATCATCCGTTCTAACTTCAATTTTTCTACGTAAATGATCAGTTAGTCTTACAATATCCATGAACCATAAGCCTTTTATGCATAGGCGCTGTCTAAAGCGTTTTGTCCAGAGAGTTCAAAGTGGGGTCCATCAAAAAACGGACGTTTACCTTGACTACGCCTTAAATCAACATACTCGTTTGTAGCGTCTTCCATACTTCCTTTAAAAGCAGCAATGTCATTTATGTGCCAAGCACCACCCCAACGAACAGGAATGCCAAGCTTTGCTGAAGCAGCCTTAAAAGCATCTGCAATATCATCATAAACCGCGCCTTCCCAAGAAACCTCTTTACCAAAGTACGCAACAACATCAACAGCCAGTCCTGTTAAATGTTTACTTTTCATGGTCTGACTTCTTTTAGTGCGAACTAATTCACGCTGCTGTTCAATGGTTCTCATCCCGCATGTCACACCGAAGTCAACAGATGTATGCTTTATGGCCTCTGTAACAATGGAAATCATATCAGGGCGTATGCCTTCCATGCGTGAAATGCTGCGTTTGCTTAGTTTAAATGCCATCTCAAACTCCAACCTCTCCAAATGATACACACTTCCAGTCTAAAACTATGTATCCGATAAAAGTTTCTTTTACTTTCTGCATTCCATATTCTTCAACAGCCTGTTCACATGCTTCTTTAGAGGCAAAAAGTGGTGAACTAGCTGTTATACAGCTTGAGGGCATACAAAGCAGAAAAACAGATGCCCAAATCATTTTTTTTCTTTCTGTCTGACAGGGATAGTTATTAGCGAATCGAAATCTACAAGAGAGGAAATAAGCTTTCTTTGATTAAGTATCTTCTCCCGCTGCTTCTCTAACTCAAGAAACTGTTTGTCCATATCAGATAATTTAGGAAAGGGTACTACTGTCATTTTACCGCATACTTAGACAATGCCCTATTTCCAAACCAGAACGCTAAAACAGCAGAAAATAGTCCCTGAGTTTCTGAATCAAACATGAGATCAACCGCTTGCGTCCAATCTCCACCAGATTGCGTAACCTTGACCATGATTACCACCTTCGTCGCGCAGAAGAGTAAGAAGAAGGCATAAGTAATAACAGGACGAACGCTACCCCGAAGAGCGTTGATAAAGCCTCCAGCGTCGATAGACTGATCATGTGCATACAGACCTTTCGCCTCCTCAATATCTGCCTTCTTATCTAACTCAACCAGCTTCATCTCTGAGCGTTTTTGAGCCAACTGCGTTTCAAGTTGCATCATTTCCATACGATGCTTTTGTTGTTGATTTGCTTTAAAATAATTTAGAACTTCTGGTAAAAACGAAGAACCAAAACCTAACAAACTTCCTAGTAATGCAATCATAGACGTTTCTCCCTTAAAATTTTTCTTAAAAGTGTACTAACCCAAGGTGGGAATCTTTGTTCTAAAATCTCTAATATTTTTTTACGCTCCGCCTGTCGAGCTTCTTCTAACTTATCTAAAATACTGTTCATTTCTTCATCCGTTTTTAGACGCCCAACTCGTGAAACCCATATAGGCACCAACGATACTTGCGAGTGAAATGTATAATAATTCGCTAACGCTGGTAAGCAACTCAACGCGCTTATCATCAACAAACGGAGCAAAAAGCAGAAGTGTATATACAGCCATGAAAACTAAACTATAACGAGCCAGACGTAATTGCGCCAAGTGTTTACGTTGAGCATCCTCCATCTGAGCAATGTTTTTACTTTTCTCAATATCTTCTTTGGAAACAACTCCGTCTTGGTCCAAATCTAAATGTGCCATATTATCCTGCCTGTGT